TTTAATGCGGCATTCTTAGATGGTGTAAACCCACGACTAGCCATTGCACTAACTACTGGATCTTTACCAATAGCATATGCAATCTTAATTTTACGTATAAGGTCAACCAGGGGATTAGACTCTTCCTTCTTTTCTGGTTTTGCCATTAAACTTGATCTCGAATAGTATTGTTGACGATCTTTTTAAGTCGTAACGATGAGCCGCGTTCAATAACTTGTTGTACAGACAATCCATCGCGCATCATAGCAGCACTACCACCACCAGCTCTAAACGATTCAATCTGTTGTGGTGATAAGTTACCAGACAAGTTTGCTTGCATACGTCTGTTACTAGCTGGACCAGGCATTGCAGCACGGAATTTAGCTACGTCTTGTTGCCGACGTCTATCTTGTTGCGTTTGCTCAATTTTCCTTTGAAGTGGAATAGAGCGACCGCTTTGCCCGGCTCTAAATGCTTGAGCAGCATCTTGTAAAGCTAGACCAGCACTGACGCCAGCAACCAAAGGCGCAGCCGGTCCACTAGTTAAAGCTGCAGCGGCCCTCGGCATTAAAGAAGTAAGAGCAGCCTGCGTAGCTCCACCAACTACAGCACCAGTCGTTGCAGCTTTAACACCCTCCACTGCAGCAGTCCTCCAATCACCTTTACCAGCAGCATAAGCAGATTCTGGGGTAATAGCACCAGTTACAGCTCCAGCACCCACACCTAAAGCATTCTGCCTTAGTTGTGATCCTGTTGGGATTGGTACAGGTAAGGTTGCACCTATATTTAAACCACCTCTTGCTTTACCAAGGTCATAAACATCAGATAATTTTGTAATACCAAGTCTACCAACATTACCTGTATCAGGTGGTACAACTCTAGCAGTAGCTTCTGGTACTCCTTCTAATTGACTAGGTAAAATTGGAAATGTTTTAGATTGTTTAGCAAGGGATTGCCTAACTTTTAAAGACTGTTTATCTGGATCAGGCATACCCAAAGCTTCACCAGCCTTTTTAACCATCAATTGTTGAGCCGGATTAGTCTCCAAATAACCAGCTCTATAAACAGCATCTACAAGATCTGGATACAGTTGATCAACAATTTCTTTTGGTGTAACTTCAGTATTAATTTGACCCATAGTATTGGACTTAAAGTTACCACCATGTCCAATAATACCGTGTAAATCCCTAGTGGTATAAATTAATTTATCAGGATCAGTGCCAGGACTCATGTTGCTAGGCAACTGATCTCTAATAATTTTAATTACTTCAAGGGCCTTTTCGGGCTCAGCTTGGAATAATCTATTTGCTAGTAGTTTTTGATAAATAGGATGGTGCCCTTCTAGTCGTTGATAGTAATTACCAGCTTTAATAAGAGCACCTTCACGGTTATTAAGTTTACGAACAGCTTCGTCTACTTCTACATCACCGTTAAGGTATTTGTACAAGATATCAGCAAATAAATCATCACCTTGATTTACAACATTGGCGTAAGCTCTAACTGTAGGTGATTTAGATAATTGCTTTGTTTTAATAAGAGGCTCGCTTTCACTTTGCAGTTTAACTGCAGTTTCAGCCAGTAGCTGAAATAACTCCTTATCCATTGGGATTACTCAGCTCCCAACAACGTTAGACCCGCCCTTTTTCTTTTTGTCCTCGTTATCCATGTACCGTTGGGCAATTATTTCTTCCCGCCCTGTGGGACGACGACGCTCAGGTTTCTTGTACTTAACCTGTTCCTGTCCCCCTGCTTCTTTCTTCTTGTATTCACCGTAGCCGGGGCCAGCGTACTCCTTACCGTTGGGTGCCTGTTTTACAGTGGCAGAACCACCCTTGGCCTTTGGTGAGAGGTCATCGGAGGTCAGGTTGCTACGACCTTGACGGCGTGACATCGAAGCAGCAGTCATACGACTACCGAACTCTTTAATGCTTTCAGCAACGGATCCACGATTTTTGCTTTGTTTGTCGTCCTTCTTTTTACCAATCATGATTAGTTAATGTGTGATAGAATAAGTGTTTCTCTAGGTGTGGGACCAAATGTATCCCTCATCCATTGTAACCAATTTCTACTACCTTTAGCCTGATTACATTTCCGACAACTTGGCACGAGATTTGATGTAAGGTCTTCGCCACCAAGACACTTAGGGCGAACGTGATCAAGTGTAAGTTCATGTAATTCATAAGTTTCTCCGCAATAAACACATTGACAGTTAAAGTATTCTTTAATTGCACGACGGTGTAGCCTCTTTGCTTCAGAGCTTGTCATCGTTATTAGGTTATGGAGGTAGTGATCAGGGCTGGGCAGTAGTGGAGTCATTTACCGAGCAAAGCCAAATATCTTTAAAACATTGCTAAGCATGTTTGGTTGTTGCTGTTTAGCCTTTGGTTTAGGTTTGGGTTTAGTCAGTCCCTGGTAAATCTTGAGAACGGCCTTGGCATTAGCAACACGTTCCTTACGACTGGCTTCAGGGTCACTCGGACGGAAGTAGTTATTGAGAAGGTGAGTCGTAGCAGCAGTCACATCACGACGTGGAGTAGTCTCCAGAGAACGTGTATAACCAATCAGGGAGTTACCACCTGGATCATGCTTACCTGCGTACTCCTGTGCTGCGTACTGCATCTGCCGTGACATGTCATTACCAGGATTAGCACGGTCATAAGCTTCACGACGTGGACCCGTGTATTGCATCAGTCCCCGACCAGCTCCACCATTGCCACGTTCAACGACATCCATGTTTGACAGGTTTGGTGAACCAGTCTCATGCATAGCATTACCCACCAGGGCAGCAGCCTGTTCAAGACTGAATGCTGGAACTTTACGACCCGTAGCCTTACTAAATGTACCGTCTGTTAACATACGAATGGCGGTATCCATTTGTGGACTACGGATCTTCATTGGATCAGCCATATTTCTTTCCCCGACGTGGGCGAGTACGATTGGCCTTTGGTGATTCCAGTTTGCCTTTATTGGGCCCCGTATGGCTGGCATCCTTGCCGTCACCATTACCGTAGGTACCCAACTTCCTGTTCAGTTGATTGGCTTCGGTACGGATCTTGAGACCCTCCTTTGTCTTGTTGTAAGCGGCCTGTTGCTTAAGTCGTTTGGCTTTAGCTTCAGGATTGGCCTTGTAGTACTTAGAGGTGCGACTTGCCATATAGCCTCGTTTGTATAAGTTCGGGGTCTACCTTGGGCATAATAGTGGCAAGCTTATCCAATGGGTTACCGTCGTAAGCGACACCACTGATGTCATTCTTGGACAACCAATCACAAGCCGCCTTTAAATCAGCAGTAGAGGCTTCACCTGATTTAATGCGAGCCAAGAACTCACTAGTTACAAGGTTATGTAATTGATTGAAAGTATCTTCACTCGCTTTTTTGTGTGCCATAGTGTCCGTTAGTAGATAAGTAGTTAAAAGCGGATAAAATAATAGAAGGGTTATCTTGTAAGTGTCCGATTCCTACATTGCAGGACCAACAAAGAAGCCCGCGTATTTCACCAGTGTCGTGGTTATGATCGACTACAAATCGACCTTTATTTCCTGGATTATCTGTTCCGCAGATACTACATTGATTGTTTTGGTTTGCCAGCATCTGGTCATAGTCCTCAAGAGACATACCAAATCTATTTTGTAAATTTTTAGCTCTACTTTTGGTAGGATCGTAGTTGGCCTTTTGCCTAGCGTTTGTGCAATTTTTACACTCACTAGATCTACCTTGAGGGCCATATTTATTTCGATAGAACTCATTAAGTTCTTTCTCTACTCCGCATTTAGTGCAGATTTTCTTAGCCATTTCTCAGTACAATCTGATCTAGCTTGTTCTCGATGCGGATCATGTGATCCTCCATCTTTTGTAAGGCGTTAGCAAGTTCTTGGCGTGGGACGTACTTCTCAGCCAGGCGTAGTTCAATCTCATCAATACGTTTGTCAATTCGATCCATACGAGCATTCGTCCTACTTGTTAGAGAAGCTACGCCTCCACCAACACCAATAACAAGGGATGCCACTCCGGTGATAATTGCCTCAACCATGTTCCCGTAAAATACGTATCAGTTTGTCCGCATAAGCGGGATCAGTTGCATATCCCTCACGTACCAACAGTTGGGCGCATTCCGTCGGGGTAGAAGCACGGTTAACACCCTTGTAACCCTTATAGTCTTTGTACCAGCGATCTACAATGTATGAGACGCAGGCATCAAGAGACGGGAAGTTCTTGAACCAGGCATCAGTTTTGATCTCCATGCCACCAACGAATTCAGTCGTTGACACAAGGGAACCCTCACCATCCTTGCCTGATTTGATGCCGAAGTAATTATTGGTACCAGATGTGTGTTTACCGTAGCCACTCTCAAGGGCCCACTGTGCTGCTACAACGTCGGGGAACTTCGCTCCAGCAGCCTTAGCAGCGGCTACAACGCCATCCCATGTATTAGCGGTAGAAGGCTTAGGGGACGGGGTAGACACGGCACGGAAGGTCATAAACCAGCCAGTACGGGGGCCTTCGACTTCCCATCGTTTTAGCCAGTTGACCCAGGAATATTTAACTCCCTGGCCACCTGAACCAATCTTGACGTATCCACCGTTGACGTTATCCATCTCACCGTATGGATCGTGGAAGACACCCTTACCACCTTCGTCACCAATCAGGAGCATCCAATGTCCACCACCACGGGGAGCAGAGGCATGACCCCGATGAAGGATGCCTGTGGCTGTGGGGAAGCCGTTCTTCAGTTCACTAAGTAGGGCTTGTTTGGTTCCATTCTTATAGAAGGTAGCGGTGATACCGTAGTCCTTACAAGCTTTGATGTGGGACGTATATTCAGTTGTGTCTCCGTACTTCAGGACGGTACGGAGGTAATCATCATCAGCGTTACTGCCAAGTAGAGCTTCAGGACGGAGATACTTGATTGCCATCGCACAAGTGCTTGAAAAACACATGCGATCTCCGTGCCTGGTGGCAGAGTCCGTCTGAACATAGTATTGGGGGACTTTAAGTAGAACCATAGTCCTACTTCCGTGTGAATGCCCGACGCAGGCGACGGATCCGGTCATCTTCAGTGCGAGTCTTGCTGAAGTAAGCAGCAGCCATAGAGATAGCCTGGGTGACGCTGTTGGAGCGGCGCTTCTTAGTTAGACCGAGGTATTCGGAGGTGATAAAGAGAATAAAAAAGGCCAAGGTCTCGTAAGAAACCTTGACCCCAAAGATGGTAAGCATTAGTTTGTACCAATAATTAGTTAACAGGCAAACACCCGCACCGGCTGCTCAGGGCTCACCACATAGGCGTCCCACTCATCAGGCAGCTCACCGATGTAGTTCACATGCCAGCCGTCCAGCACCGTGGGAGCGGTGATCACCTCACCAGTTTCGGGATCGTATTCGCCACCGATGCTGATGAGGCCGATCACGTCCAGCGCATGGGTGTGGCTGGCGGTCAGGATCGTGGTGTTGCCGTCGTCATCAGTGATGGTGAAACCGGCTTCGGTTAGCGCGGCCATGCCGGTGGCTTCGTCGGGGAAGCGGAGGTAATAAGTCATGGTTGGGTGATCTGCTGAAGGGTGTTATTGCTGAGGCGAGTGGGCCAGTAGGTGAGGCGGCGGATGGTGCGGCTATCTACCCCAGACACTGATAATTGATTCACTGCTGGTAGTGTTACCAAGCTATCCGCAAGAACTAGTGAGGCACCAGCAACAAAGGCAGTGTCGTTTGTTTTGTAAGCCACTGCCAGCTTATTGAACGTATTTGGGGTGAATAGTTGCGACTGGTTGAATGCAACCTGCGGGCTTCCTGCTGAAACAATCTCGTGGGTGTATCTGTCGCCATAGTCAAGGCCGTAGATTTGGATCCGGTTTGAACCAGTGCCATCGCTAAAGTTGCCGACGTTCGGGTATCTACCTGTTACGGCGGGACTCCTTGCAGCATCAACAAGCACTGTCCCCTCATCCTGCCGATACCAGCTGCTGAAGTTTGAGCCCGTGATGCTGGCCACGTCTGCGCTGCGGGTGGCGGCTGTGCCGGAAGTTGGGATAACGCTGGTAGCAAAGGCGCCTTGTTCTAGCTGGGGCAGACCGTAGCGGATGGTAAAATCAACAGCGGTATTGCCTACTACGGGAATATGCAGCACATAAGAAGCTAACCCAACGGTTGCACCACCGGATAGCGTCCTAGTAGCCGAAGGTCTTTGCGTAATCAACGCAGCAGATGTTGGTGCGGTTTGGGAGTAAAAAGCACCTGAAACAAAAGCACCAACTGAAGTGCTTTCAATAATTCCGAGTTGCCAGCTAGCAACTCCGCTACTGGTTCCGCCTACGAGTTTCCAGTATACAGAGGCAGTCCAAGTCTGCCCTGTAGCCGCTGTTCCATTAGCAACGCCAATTGCACAAGCGTTGGGAGTGGCGACAGTTGTTCCGTTGAATCTATAGTCAATATAGTTGATTCCATTTTCAACGCCAGCACCTGCGATGCTGATTGTCAATCCATTGCTTTGAGCTGAAGCATAAAGCCAACCAGTTGGATTCGTCCCAGGCGTACCAGCTACAGCCCCAACCATTGTGTTGTTGGTAACGCTGTTAGTCCTCTGCTCCTCCACCAGCAGCCCCAGGCTTTCGCCGGTCGTGGGGTTGTGGTCGAACCTCGGGGCTGAGTTGATGACGCTGGTGGTGGGGATGTATTCGCCGACGGTGGGGGATTGCTCTAGTTGGGCGCCCCAGAGTAGATATCTTGATCCAGACGTTGCGTTATAGTAAACAAGAATGATGCTCGTGCTGGTTGATACAAAAGTCACTGAGCACCTGTACCAGTCGTTACCCATAGGCGTAATGCTTGAAGAGGTAACACTGGCACCGTTAGAGACTATTACACCTGTTTGCAGATTAAATACAGTGCGAGCGTTTGATGGGTTGCTATCGCACCCAAACGAAAAACTTGTACCTCCGCTCACGTACTTTGCATAAACGCTTGCGGTGTAAATAGCTGTAGTGGCAGCGGTAAGCGATCTAAAGACTCCACCGCCTGTAGTTGTTACTTCGTCTGCCGTGGATGCACCGTTTGGAGCAATGCCGACATTGGTCCCTGAAACTGACCCAGCAGAGACGCCATAAGCAGCATTGCCAAACTCTTCAGAGAAGGTTTGCAGGTTCGTCACCGCCGTCTTGATCAGCCCGTCGCTGCCCACGAACGTGCCGCTACTGGCGCGGGTGAAGTCGATCAGGTTACGCCCAGTAGTGGAATCAGTAAGACTTTTGTTACCAAAGAAGTTAAGATCTAATGAAGGGAGTTGACCTGATAGGTTATAAAGCTGGTCACCAAACCCACGATGCGAAGAGTTTGCCGCCAGCTTGGTGCCAAGCAGTCTCATGATTAGGTAAGCTCAGTAACGGCCAGCGAACCATTGACGGTGGCTGTGCTTTCACGGATGACAGCAATGTTTGCTCCGAATGGTACAGCCAGATCAAGTCGCTCTCCATTAGCAATGAAGTGGCTTGTGGAAGCATTAGCAGTTTGAGTCCCTACACCAATCACATATCGAATGTCGCAGTTACGAGCACGAATGCTGATACGGGAGATATTAGAAGTAAGGGCAGTATTCTGAGAAGTGGTGGTTGCCGTGAGTTGACGAGCGACACCAGGAGTACCCAGTGGCTCTACATGGTCAACATAAGCGTTGTTGTTAATGTTATGAGTGGTAGACATAATTGATTAGCTCCTATGGATTTACTGGTTCGGGAAGTGTTTCAGGTACTGGCAGTGGAGTCAGGTCTGGTTCTTGAGCTACAAAGATGTCATTAACGTCGTCGTAGGTATCGCCAGCACCAGCGTAGATGCCACGGATATTACCGTTGTAACTGGTCTGAACCCAGTTGGAGTCCTGACCATACAGCGATTTACAGAAGGCAACGCCGACTGCTTCGGATTCATTACCGTTTTCATCCAGGCACTCAAGGTTGTTAATAACAATGACTTGAGTAACCATATTATTTTCGTTTAGTTTAGCAAAGTGTGCCATTATGCAGTCACCATAAAAGTACCGGAGCCAGTGTATTGATAAATACGGAAGCCAGGACGGGATGTGGTATCAATTGCTGGGCTGCCTGTGACAATAGCTGCAGGAAATACGTCGGGGTAGGAGATAATTATAATTCCGCTTCCGCCGTTGTATCCAGCAGTGTTAGTGGTACTTGCTCCACCGCCGCCACCGCCACCTTTGGTAGCTACACCAGCTGTTCCAATTGCAACAGGGCTTGCTCCATTACCAGCGTCATTATTACCACCTGCTCCACCAAATGTAGCGCTAGTGTTGGAACCTCCCCCTCCTCCAGCACCCAATTGTGTAAACAAATACGTGCCAGTGCCATAGATATCTAGTCCATGACCACCGGCACTACCACCGGTAGAACCTTGGGAACTACCACTGTACGCACCACCATCAGAACCAGCACCCCCACCACCGCCAGCACCACCAGCAGCAGTACCACCAGCAGCAGTACCAGTGTACCCACCAAGACTATTAAAATAGCCGTAAGTAGCGCTCATCCCGTTAGTAGGTGCATAGTAACCTGGGTATGAAAACTTATTAAAACCAGGTGTGCCAGGTGATGCCAGTCCAGTATTATGGACTCCACCACCACCACCACATCCACTACACGGCACTCCGACATTGATAGCGGCACTAGCAGCATTAGAACCAGCGCCACCACCACCACCACCATAAGCAGCAATTGCACCTAACAGAGTTGTACCGCCGTTAGTGCCTTTTAAACCGGTGGCACCACCAGAGCCACCAGCACCAACTGTGACAGTATAAATATAATTTGCAGATAAAGGTACATTACCACAACTCGTGTTTCCACCACCTCCACCGCCACCTGGCCTAGTGTTTCCACCGCCGCCACCGCCGCCGCCGCCACACATAATAATTTGTGCGGGGATGCCCAATGCTGAACCACTAAGGAATTGAGTAAGAACAGACATCAGAAGATCCTCCAGCCACGGGTAGCGTCAATGTAGACAAGGGTAACGGTTGTATTCGGTACGTTTATAGTAAAGTTTTCAGCAAGGGACATAATATTAGAGAAATTTCTGGCGATAATAGTATCGGTAAATGACCCAGCAACGGACACGGATACTTCCCATCCAGGCAATGGTGCGGAAGGAAGGGTTATAGTTAATCCAGCTGCCGTAACTGTACAACGCTCTCGGTTGTCAAGAGTCTTACTTACTGCTGTAATGGAAACAAAATCGTTAATGCCTAAGTATGTGCGCCATGTGGTTACATCAACAGCAGAGAGGAGATCCCGAGATACAGCTGTGCAGACAATCTCCTCAACTACGCCAGCACCAGCACTGCTTCTTCCGAGGATTCGGTTGGTAGCACTGACGTTTTGAATCTTGGCATAGGTTACATTGCTGTTTGCAATCTTAGCAGTTGTTACTGCCAGTGGATCAATAGTCCAGTTGGAGGCACTGTTAACAGTCAGGTCACCCTTATCCCCAACAGACAGGTTACCTGAGATAAAGGCTGTGTCAGTTACAAGCGTATCAACATACGACTTGGTAGTAAGGTGACTACCAGACGTAGGAGCAGGAGCGCTGGGTGGTGCATTAAAGGTGTAGTTGGCAGCAAGTGTTACGTTGCCTACATCCTGTACGGAGTTGTTAGTAGTCTCCTGTGCGACATACAACCCTTGGGTAAAGTTATTATTCAGGTCCTGTGCTCTGATGGCTGAACCCGAATAAAAGGTGGAGGTCAACTCATCATTACTAGTTTGACGGTAGATGCGGATGTTACCTGTACCTACAGCTGGAGCATTACCAGCCGTAAATAGTACCTCACCACCGTCCTTAGTTGAATAGGACAAACCTTGAAGGTTGTAATCAGTTCCAGCTGTCTTCAGGACGTTATCAACCGTAACCTTAATATCAGCTGAATTAAGCCATTCAAAATCAAATGAAAACGGCCCTAGATTGGACCCGTCTCCATTACGTAAAGTTTCTGTGATTGCCATTTAAGGTTATCGGTACATTTGAGTAAGTTGCTGAATTTCAGCTTTCCTGCGATCAGCGGCCCTGGCAGCATCATCGATACGACCCTGGCCCATCAGGTTCTTATTATAGATAGACTCCTGGATGGAACGCCACATCGGTTCGTTATCGCGTTGCATACGAAGTTCAGCGATCTTCTGTGCATCACTAATAACTTTAGTTAGTACAGTGTACGCTTCACTTTGAGCAGCATTGATCTCCTCAGAGGGACGACCTTGAACACGCATAGCACGGATACGATCCAGCTGATCGTTGTACTTCTTGTTACGGCTGAGTTTGTCGTACTCCTTCCAGATTTGTTGTTCACCAATATACTTGTACAGGGTCTCACGTTCCTGTGGAGTATATTCGTGGTTACCAGTACTGTCCTTACGGATCATCTGCACACCATCCCATCCAGTATCAATAAGCCATTGACGCCATGGTTCTGTACCCTCGCTGATCTTAACTGGGTTAACAGCATTAATAGCACGAAGCACAGGATTATCAATGTCATTGAGTGGTTTACCAGTGTAGATATCAATCTGCTCTGGAAGCTTACTAGAGAAGCCTGGGACCTTATTGGTTACATACCCAATGAGATCGTTGTAGATGTCCTTCTGGGAGCTTGTGATGGCGTTAGAGACGACACCAAGGGCACCAGACATAGGGATAGCAGACCGTACTTCATTAGCAAGGAAGCGGGTAATAGCTGTCTCGTCACCGTTAGCAACAGCAACAACAGGCTCCAGTCCAGCAGTCCACGTCTTATTGACAAATGTAGCAGAGATAGTCCAAGCCAGTTTATCAATAAAGTCCTCAGTCAAGGTAGAGCCAATATCCCGTGAGTAATATGCCAGGTCACCGACAAGTGTCAGGATGGTATCAAGTGGTTCATAACCAGCATAGCTGACCCACTTACCAGCAACGTTAATAGTTTTTGGTTGCCAGTTAAAATTATCCCGAAGCTTCTTACGTTCACCTGGATTAACAGGACCGTTACCACGGATATTACCACCAAGTGCATACCCAATCATAGAAGTAGCAAGTAAACCACCAAAAGCAAGGCGACCACGATATTCGGCTTCAATACCTTTGAAAATAGATAAACCATTTGGCTCAGCATCATAGGATATGTTATGATCCCTCAATGCTTCCTTGATCTTGTCCATGTCATCACCAGCCGACAACACCTTGGAGAACTTATTCATACCAGGGAGAGTAGCGATGGGGGTGTAAGACATAGCGTACTTCACACCGTTAACACCGGTCTTAGGGAAGGCAAAATATGACTTGAGAATTGGTAGTTTGTTGATACCACGGGTCAACCATGTAGCAATCTCATCATCCAAGTTAAGAGCAATCTCACCAGATGCATTCTTAGCAGCAGCATCAGTTAGGTTACCAGCAGCATCAAATGCTTCATCGTAAGCAAGCTTCTCAGCCTTAGCCAACTGTTGAGCTAACTCGCTACCTTTGTAACCAATGCTAAATACTTCATCCCATGCCCTGGAGCGAGCCAATTGGGAAGCCACAGTAGTCTGTGTGTAGGCATCAGTAGCGATCATAGCGTTCTGACCATACTTAGTCCAACGCCAGTTACCTAGATCATACAGGAGACGAGCAGATCTATACTGGAAGAGACGCCCCCAATCACCATCCTTTTCCCACACGGCTTCCATATCAGCCAGGGTATCCCAAAGACTTGGGTTATAGTCGGTAACAAGGTCTTCACGAGCTAGCTCACGGAAGTCCATCTTGTTATCATTACCCCACCGACCATTGTTCCAGGTACGCTTAAACGTATCCCAAGCATCACCCATAGCACGTTTGTTTACAGTCCACCAAGAGCTGTAGACATAGGTAGCTTTACGGAGATCCTCTGGTGTGTTCTTACCCATTAGCATACCGATACCAGTGCCCAGGAAGGCATTGCTGGTACGAAGATTCAAGTTAATGGTAGTACCAGTGATAGCCTTAAGTGCAGAGATACCAGACAACATGTTGTTATAACGTACCGCCCAAGCACCTTGTGCAAATGCATTAAGACCACCATCACTACTGTAGATAAGACCCATCGGGCTTACCTGCTTGGCTGCCCATTTCATTAACTTATCCAGGGTATCCACATCACCCTTAGACAATGCAAATGCATCAATCAGTGGCTGTGCTGCATCAGGACGTTCCGTAGCAATCCTACGAATCATATCCCGATAACCTTGGGATTGAGCGTGTTTCTCTTGTGCCTTTAAGTCGAACTCATTGGTGATCTCACGGAGGGCTGATTCCTTATCCGGTGCTTTCTCCAGGAACTTCTTCCAACGATCTTGGTTCCTAAGTGCCCAACCTGCAACGTACTTATTCAGTGCGTATTCTTCCATGAGGAATGCAAGACGGTCACCAATCATCTCAGTAACACGATCGAAGTCAGCACTCTCAGGGAATGCCTTATAACCTTCAGCAATGTCAGAGATCTCACGGCCAACAGTATCCATGGCACGAGCGGATGTCTCATTAACAACCCTACCAAGGTACTTATCGGTCAGCTCACGCATAGCAAAGCCAATACCTTCTGCTTGAATGTCGTTGATGTACTTAATCTTACGACCATCCAACAGGTGCTTCACATCACGGTTATCCAGGAACAAACTCTTCAGGTCAGATACATTACCAGTACCGATGATGTCTGTGTAGATCTTCCAGGCAGCATCACTCATCTGTGACTTGGTGTACCTGAACCCATCAACGATAGCATCAAAGTTACCAGCCTCCCTGGTACCTTCAGCTAAACCTTCCAGGATGTCACGAGACTTACTATTACCCTTACTTAGGTCATAGTAGGCCCTCTCCGACAGGATGGGTGCAGGGGTACCAGTGGTGGTTCCCATCTTGATAGCAGTAGTATCAGCCATGTTCCTGGCTACATTACCAGGAGGTACGCTAAGAGCAGCAGTAGAACCCTCTGGGAAGATCTTAGGGGTGATCATCGGGTCAATACCAGTAGCCCCTTCAGGATCGTCCATAAGGCGCTGCTTACCGGCCTCATCTATCTGCATATCCCGGCTGGTCTGTTGGCGCTCTACAAACGATTCTAGGGGGCTCTCAGTGACATCTGAGGCACCCGTTGTGGTGTACTGCTGATTCAACTTGCTGGATTCGTCTTTCAAGCCTTTGATTTGTGCATCAAGGTCACTGATCTGAATGCTTTGAGCAATCAGTTCCTCTTCATTCCTAGGTACTTGTGCTGATATTGCATCCAGTTCTGCTTCAAGAGCTGCACGTTGTGTATCAAGTTCAGACGTTTTAATGGCTGTAGCAGAGTCAGCATTAACCAGTGCTTCAGAAGCCATGAATTCCTTGGCTGCTGTATCGTTTGGTTTGAACCAATCCATGATACCACGACCAGCAGCAGCTGAATAACCGATGATATCACCAATTACACTGATACCAGCCGACTCATAGATGTTACGTTGACGACGCATCTCGGGAGTATCTGTGTCCTTAACCACCAGGGCATCAGGAACAGGTAGCCACGGTGCAGCTTCCTTCACAACAGTCGAGATAGTATCACCTTCGGACTGATCACTGATGGTGTTAATAGCGACATCACCAGCAACGTTAATGCCAAGAGCAGCAAGACCACGAGCAACAGCACTACCACCACCAGTGATAGAGGCAGTTTTACTAACAGCAGTCAGGTTACGAGATGCAATACCTACAGCAATACTAGGTACAAGGATAGATGATACCTCACGTACCTTCTGGAAGGCAGGATTCTTGAACTTTGTCTTAGCATCCCAGGAATCATCAATCCATTCAGCACCAGGAATACGCCCAATGGCATCCATGCCGAAGTCAATAATACCAGCAGGTACAGCCAGGGACTGTTCAGCAACGTACCTAGCACGATCACCCAGGCTATATTCCTGCTGATCACCACCACCTGTCAGCTGTTGAACTGCCTGCTCTGCTGGTGACTTGACTGGTTGTACATTACCAGCAGCTTTGTTCTCAGCTGGTGTAGCCTCCGTGAACATAGTCTTGGGGGCATTTGTATTAGGATCATAAGCAGGGGCTGCAGCACTCAATGCTTGCTCTTCAGCCCGTGCCTCTTCCTCTAGACGCCTCAGTTCTTCATCATCTGCAGCGTAGGGGCTCATTGTCATACGGATTTACCATGTAAGAAACTGAAACGCCGGCCATCCGGCAATTGAATAATAACCATTGATCCCCACTGTGTCTGTGATTTAGAGACAACACGAGCACCATTCTTCAGGTACAGCTTGGTACCTTTTTTAGTACCGTAGTCATACCCAGCATGTTGCCTGGTACCACCATCACGCATATCATAGAAGCCACCACCAGCAATAGGGATACGCTTACGTAGTTCAGACAATGTGATGTTACCAAACTCAGGATCGTTGAACTCAACAAAGTTATCAAGGGCATTATCCTTGAAGTATGCCAGCCGTTCGTTAGCAGGTGTGTTGGGGTTATCCTGTTGTTTAATGTCGGTGTGCTCACTGAACTTACCACCAGGCATGATACCATCAGTGATATAGGCAAGCGTCTTACCCATGTAACTGGTGTTACGAGCAGGAGGTGCTGGCTTATACGGTTGATCAACGTTCACACCCATCTGTTGCATGATACGGATAATCTTGCTTGGGTAGTCAGCCTCACCACCAGCGTAACCACCAGCAGCAATAGCCTCGATAGCTTGTCGTGGTGTCTTAGCAGCAGCCAGACCAGGTGCATACCGTGGATCAGTCATTGTACGAACGTAGTCATTGGCAGACTCCAACGGTGATTGGTAGTTCTTCCAGTACCTGCCATTAGCAAACGTACCCTTTTTACTGGGATCTGTCATACCAAAGACATTGTTCTTACCACTACGGTACTTACCCCACCCTGATTCAAGTGCCCACTGAGCAGCAGCAACCATCGGGAACTTAAATCCAGCAGCACTAGCAACAGCTTGGATATCAGTGAATCCAGCATTACCAGTACGGATGGTAGCAGGTGCATTACCACTACCGACAATAGCAGCGTTAACGTTATCCTGAGTGATTGGGTTACTGGACAGCAGACGCTTAAGGTACGGGTCAGTAGTGGTACGATCTACAGTATCGATAGCTCCCGGTTTGACTTGACCAGTCATACCAGCAGCTTTGAGCTGAGCATTAAGGATGTCAACTGGCGTCATACCAGGAATACCTTTACTAAGATCACGATAGATCTCAGGAATAGATACCGGTTTACCGTTCTTAATGTTGTTGTCAATACCCTTCAGGACACCAGGACTAATGAGTACCTCGGTATTCACAACACTGTTGTTCCTGCGTACCTTTGCAATAATGTCAGATTTGTCAGTTACAGCACTAGCACCAGTAGGAGCACCGGGGTGTTTACCTGGTGTAAATGAGTTAAAGAATGCCTGGCTACCGGATGCCTTACCAGACGGGGTAAGCATGAACCTACCAGTTCCCTTCTCGATAGCAGTGATGACATCCAGACGTGCTTTCTCAGCAGCCTGTGCTGGTTCCAGGGTAGTGGAGTAACGCTTAAACTGTTGGTTATAAAGGCGCAATGCATAGTCAGATGCACTACGTAGACTGTAGTGAGCACTCTTGGTTGTACTATCACCAATCAACTTCTGCTTAAGAGCATCAGTAAGTTCAGCCTTAATAACTTCAGGTGAGATACCAGAGTTAGCCCTAGCTTGATCCAACCGTTGTGCCCGACTCAGCCATTGATCTTTGACTTCAATGGGTACACCAGGTTTGTTGATGTCCTCAGCAGACAACGTACCAGCTTCCTCTTGATCCCGGAATAGTTTATTCCAGAAGTCTTGGTTCTGACGTTCTGGAGTGAATGCCAGAGAAGCCTTGAGCCGATCGGTAGAGATACCTTGAACTGCAGCCTTATTGATAATGGATGTCAGCTCCTCTTCACTGGGGTTGTTCTCTTCAACCCACTTAAGGAGAGCCTCTTCTTTGTTCTTATTTTCCCTGTTGGTAGTAGCTTCAATAGCAGCTGCTTCAGTGTTAGCATCTGCCCGACGCTTCTCCATCAGCTCATCAAACTCACGAGAGAAGCGTACCTTCCAGCTGCCTTGATCAGTCTGGGCTTCCTCGAACATACGCTTTACATCTTCGTCTGAATAACGAGAAGTATCGGTAAGTTCTTCGATGATACCAGACTTAGCAAGAGCATTACCGTAGGGTGTTACGCCATCATCCTTGTAGCTACGAGCAGCAGTACGGAATGCTTCAGTCAGGCTTTCACCTGTCTTTGCACGAGACATATTAGCGTAAGCATCGTCACGCATCATAGAGGACTTGTTTACAACATCCGACTTTCGGGCAGCATCAACGAAGCCGTTATAGGTACCACGCATCTTAATGAGCGATGGTCCCATAAAGTCAGCACTAAGTCCGAAGACACCGTTCTCTTTAAGGAAATCACTGAAGATACCCTGCATGGCAGCAGCACGATCTGGAGCAGTGCTAGCTCCCATCTCATCTAGCCGAGACTGGGCGTACCCAGAGAACTCAGCTGTAAGCATCTCCATGTGAGCCTTAAGGCGTCCATAGTCACGAGCCTTGTTACCGCTGAGCAGGTTAGTTACAACAGCCGGATCTGCACCTCTGGCTTGAATGCCTTCAGCAATTTGATCCTGTGCTTCACCAGCCTGTTTAAGTAGCGTCTCACGGTTGGCTACGGACTGTTGGCGTTCACGGGAGACAGCACCAGATGCTACCTCCATGTAACCAGCCATCATGTTGGCTTCATCCTGTTGCTTCCTGAACTCAGTCAGCGAATCAGAGATGGTAGTGCTAAACTTAGCCAGGCTTTCAAATGTAGCTGTTGCGTTCTTACCGCGTTGTAGTTCGCTTTGAATCAAAGTCTGTGCGTTGACACCAATAGCCTTCTGACGATTCTCAGCTAGCTTGGTTTCCCACGCATAATTTAAATCACGGTCTCGTTGTTCAGTGCTGAACTTGCGTTCCATTCCAGCACTGTACTCATCACGTACCTGCTTAATTTGCCTACGGTTATCCTCCATACCACGTATGATACGGTTGTCGCGTTCTTGCATACGAGCAAGACCTTCCGTTGGCGCTTTAATAGGATCGAAACCGATACTACGGGCGTACCCTCTGTAATTTACTTGATCCATTTAGTTAACACTATTTATTTTGGTAGCGTGTATGGGTTAGCAGATAGGTTATTTAAACTGAAGGTATTTTTATTACCACTTGTAGCAGCTCCCGCAATGCCGGTCGCGATGTTTCCAGCGGCTCCCATCCATGCACCAGCAGACGATGCCATGACACCTTTAGTTGGGCGTACACCAAGATCAAACTCCCTAGGTTTACGTGGCTTAAGGAACTGAGCGATGGGCGTCTTAAGTGGACGGGGAGGTGCAGGCATACGATCAGGCTTGAGCATACGGTTTGCTTCAGCAGCCAGATCAGCACCGAACTTATCGGCAGCAATCTTACGCATGGCAGCATCAGTATCAGCCTTTGCACTCAGTAGGGACTCAGCCAGGATAGCCTGGTTACGCCCTAATGCAGCAAACTCAGCTTGCTCTCCCTTCTCTGCACTACGACCCTGTTGACCCTTAACAGCAGCAGCACCTTCAGATTGAACGGCCTTAAGAACAAGGTCCTGATTCTGGAAGGCTAGCTCCTTCATGGAGTCGTCTAACTTACGGTACTCAGCTTCCTTGGCAGCGGACTGTGCCATTTGGTTGTAGGTAAGCTGTTGCCCGAAGATCTGCTCAGACTTAGCATACTGCTTCATCTGAGAAGCATATTCAAAGTCTTGAATCTTTAGGTTGTAGTTCCAATCCTGTAGATTGGTTTCATCCTTCCAGGCAGCAAGACTTTCTTCGTTACGCCTGTTGAGTCTCCACTGTTTCTTTTCTTGGCGGTAGTCAGCCTTGATGCGCTTCTTACCGTATCTCCAAGCTTGTAGGTTCTGTTCGTACTGAGCCTCAATAGCTCTATTCTGTGCATCAGCCTCAGCTTGACCACCCAGGCCACCCAATATGGCACTGAGTCCTGTCATTCCAAGGCTGACTGGATCAATGATCATCCTCAGGCCCTCCTATAGAATCCAGGTGAATATTGTCCTTCCCATTGCATAGCCACCAGACTGACAGGGAACGGAGTATTTGAAGTTACTTTCATTGTATAGTTATCAGGCCTTTGATGAATGGGAACTTTATAAACAAATGAATCCCTGAATGGAGAGGTACCAGCTGAGTAGAAGTCAGCAATTTGAGCACCACCAATACTAGACCATTGTGGCCTACTACGATCTCTGATGCTAAAGTAAACGTCACCACCAAGACCTGTATAAAAAGCCATACGGGACGTAGTGGTTATAGCAGTAAAGTCAGCACCTTGCTCACCAAGTGAGTAGTAGTACCTAGGAAGGGTTAGCTCCATGTTGTACTCGTAACCAACATAGATGTAGTTACCAGATACATCACCAGGTACATTGAAGTAGGTACCACCGCCATCAGTCTCCAATGTAGCTACACTGGTATAACCCGATTGAGTACCAGGACTACCAGCTTTAAGTAGACCTACGACAAACCGAATCACCTTAGTGGTGTTAAAGTATGTCGGTAGGTACACCTTAGTGACGGCTGTAGTATTACTATAGCTTGGTGCAGTCGGAGGTACCGGAGATACCATAGATGCATCAGTCACTTCACACCATGCATCAAGATACGGATCTACAGTGTTACCTTGGTTGTTAATGAGACCACCAGTAGATGGTGCCAGTACCAACTTATGTTGGGTCATGATGTATCCCTCAGTTCCACTTGTCAGTACATATAACACATCACTTTGAATGGCTGTATGGATGACATTGGATGGGAGTAACCACTTAACCCATGAAGACATAGCACGTTCATCACCCTGTTCATAGAACCTGAACATATACACGTATGGTGATGTCCTCCCTGTAGCAGCCCATAGGCCGTTCTGAGAGCTACCTACAGTATCTGTAATAGTGTTAGGGATCCATTCAGGTACGATCTTGCTGGACTCAGTAACAGTAGGCGACTCACGTTGACCCCTAGTGAAGATCTCGAATGCACGAGACCAGCTCTGGTTACGGCTGGTGTACAGTACTGTAGAACCTAAGTCAACAGGCTTCAGGTAACGATCACATTCGTAGTTAGCAATAGTACGGATGGTACAGCTAGCAGGTGTCCATGCACCGTTCTCAGCTTCCATAAGGAACTGCTGGCTATCACTGAACAGGAGTAGCCCCTGTGTAATAGGAACCACAGAGCGGATGGTAGCAGGTCTAATGCTGGCACAACTGAGGTCAATGGGATCAGAGGATGTCTGAGTAGTTGCTGTCTTGTGGTAAAAGTTATAGTAATCACCAGCTTGTGACATGGAGACGTTATCTTCCGTCAGGAACCCAAGCCGGTTATTAAACAGAAAGACATCTTGAATGGTGCTGTTAACAAATGTGGGGTGACTGTTAGATTCCTCATCACCAACCAACCGTGGTTCCCACAGCAATGGTAGGGTGTTAACAGTAACAGAACCATCCAGGAATGTAGCAGTAAACGTAAGTGGACTGAGGCTGGTACGAATAAGAGCAACAGGCATGGTTGCTTCATTAAGCCCAAGACTCACATTAGGTGCTACAGTCTCCTCCCAATAACCCTTACCATACCCTAATACTGTATCATCAGCAATAAACTTCAGGTAGAAGTCATCCTTATCAGCAGAGGTGTTGGCAATCTTAACTACCTGACCATGTTTAGCTTGTTCCGGTAGTCTGGCAAAGGTATCTACAGAGTCTTGGAAGACACGCAGGTACTTGCCATCAGGACCGCCAAAGGCTGATACATTAGTGTCAGTATTAAATGTCAAGTAAAGGGTGTTATCAATAATGGTCTTGGTAGCAAAGCCACTTGTGATAGCAGCTGAGATACCTGCCATAATTGTACCAATTACGAGGTGACCAGAACCAGATGAGGGACTTGTATAGGTAAAGGTGGAGCCGTTAATGGAGACAGAGTAGGTGATACCGTGATCTACCGACAGTACCGATACGGTAGCCTGCCTCTTAGCATTCCACGTTGGTGCAGCTTTGGCAGTAACAGTCTTCTCACTATTGACAATATAGGTGAAGTCATTAATAGTGAGAGTCTTAATGCTACGGTAATCAGCAGCAGTCAAGTAGCTTTCAATAGAAGCCTGCTTACCAGCTGGGTAGTTAATAACAGCAGCCTGACCAGTCAATAGGTTCCATACTTTAGGTACACCAGCAGCAGAGATGTTAGCAATGTACTTCTCCTGGTTATCCCGAAACATACTGAACCAGGCAGCAGTATTGGCAGTGTTAGCAGTCAAGCTAGCCAACCTACCAAGGAACTTACCACCCGGCCGTTTGATCATACCAAGTGTAACATCAGGGTAGCAGTTAAGGGCATCCTTTACCTGTCCTGGTGCCATCTTCTCATCAGCCTGTTGGGATACACCACCAACAAAACTAGGGATACGTTGAGTTACTGCTGTCATCGTGCAAGCGCCTTGAACGGTTGGTAGCTGTTATAGAAACCAGCACCTTGCTTGAAACCAAACATAGTGTAGTCACCTTCGTTGCATTCATACTCAAGACAGTTAGCCCTACGCCATGTTTCAAAAGAAGCCAGGGCTTGTGTTAAGTTGACATCACCAACCAGACGGATGGCACAACGTGTAGCAGCTCGTGATGTAATATAGTCACGGAATACTTGAGGTAGATCAACAAAATCATTATACCGAAGAACATCTACATCGTATGTCTTAGTTGTATCCCAGACATCGGTGTGTCCAATTTTATCATACAGTCTACCGTTCCTGATCACAGTGTCATAATCAGCATTAGCGATTGTATCACTGAGATCCATTTGTAATATACCACCAGTAAGTGATATGTAGCCATTTGTGTCTGGTGTGACGGGGCATTCAACCTCTCGGTTAAATGTCCAACCCTCTGCCTGTACCTCCCGAGAGACTTGCATCAAGGTCTCATATGCAATTGCAACTTCCGGGTTGATTACAGCTTCGACAGTCGTACCATCTTCATACGTGATGGTCTGTGCCTCGATGGTGGTAACAGGCGCCTGACCAATAGACGCCAGAATTTCATTAACAGCTTGTAGCTCAGCCTGAGCGTTATTGGTGTACGGCATTACAATGACGTTATATGGGAATTAAAAAAAAGGGACCCCGGTTAAGGGATCCCCGATATAGAAAGATTGTCAGGCAGCAGTACGGCTAGCGTCAAGTGCCGGAGAATCGGCCTCAACACCAGAGTAAGAAGTACGCAGACACTGAGTCTCAGAGAACACACCGGATGCAGTAGCACCACCGTGGGTACGGGAGACAGAGCGACGAACGGCATGGTTGTCAGAGACAGCCAGGTTACCGTTATCAGCATAGGTAGAAGCATAAGCACCAGTGACAGTGCGGGTAGCAAAGTTTACATTGCCAGCCACACCATTACCACCAGCAGCAGTAGAAAGATTAGCCATTAGGTGTTACCTCAGTTGGTATAAGAAACAGTGTCAACACGGAAGGTTGCACTGGTAGTGCCAGCAACTGACAGCACATCACCAACGCGATAGCCATCACCACCAGCAGCAACGGTCTGGCCATTCACAAGACCACCGGAGACAGTGGTAGTGAGGGTACAGCCAACGCCGTTAATGTTATCATCAGTGGTGGCCTTAGTACCAGCAGTTTGGCCAGTACCAGCAGTCAGACGGGTTACAGAAACAACTGTACCACCTTCACGACCGGGCTCAATAGGGGGACGCATGTAGGCAGTTTCACTAGTAGTGACGCCCACACCATCAACAACTGCGAATCCCATTTACTCTCTCCTTTATCAGGAGCGAGCCGACTGCAGCTCAATAGCAGCAGCGGGGTTCAGAGTACCGCAGCCCATAGCCAGACGACCCACGATCAGGTCACCCTGGTACATCACGGAGACATCACCAGAGGTAGTCTGCACAGAGGGAGCAATAGCTTCCACCACACCAGCAGCATCCTTGTAGTAGATCAGACCGCAGTGGGTGCTGAAGTTACCGGAGTAGTTGTTGTTCTCACCGTTAACAGAAGAGATGCTACCAGCCAGGAAGGGCAGGTTGTTGGAGCGCTTGATCGAGATACCAGCGATCTCATAGAGACCCTCACCGCTGTTCAGGTTACCTTGGGAGGCACCGAAGTCACGGTTCAGGATGTTAGAATCAACTTGGCTCACGAGAGCGTAGTATTGACGAGGAGACAGCACAGCGGTGCGACCCTGCTTGGGCAGGTTCTTCTCATCCATAATGCTGGCAGCTTCAAAGAAGGCATCCACCAGGGCTTGAGCATCATACTCTTTGTTAGCACCCAGTTGGATCACGCTACCGCCGGGCTCAGGACCAGGAGCGGCAGTGATGGGGTGAGCTTCACGAGCAGCCTTAGCGATCTGACGGAAGATCTTCTTATCGTATGCTTCAGCAAGAGCATAGCCGATTTTTTTAGCGATCTCGCTACGCAGGCTATAATGAGCAAGCGTCTCATCGAGATCATAAACGAATGCAGAGCTGATCAGCAGGTCATCACAAACGATGGTCTTCTCGGCCACCGGAGGATCACCGCTACCGAGGATAGGAGTGCCAGGCTCGTGATAAGCTGCCTCCATGCGCCCCGTGAAGATGAACTGCATAGCTTTGCCGTTCTTCAGGGTACGGCTTTGCACAGTACCTTTGGCGATCGTAGCCCCTTCATAGGCTTTGAACATCTCGCCACTGAACAGTTTCAGATAAGTTGCATACTTGGTATCATAGGCAGTACCAAGAGCAAGAGGAGTTGCGGAAGTATTATTAATACTACCGATAGAAGTTACGGAAGTGTTAGCCACAATAGTTAAAGAGAGAGTTTGTTAAATGTAGTCTCTCTAAGCGCTTAGAATTTTTGTCGTCTATTTTTGTTGTCGTCTCTCCGACTGTCATGACTAAGGGTGTCGGTCGTAACCGGCCTCAGTCAAAGAAAAGGAGGTCCTACTCTGAGGTGCCTCCAGTCCAATCAGCCAATCACAGGAGCTACCAAAGCAACAGGAGTTACTTCAGCACTGGCTAGATCAAGTGGGAAGTTATGAGCATTGCGTTCGTGCATGACTTCAAAGCCAAGCCCAGCACGATTCAGGATGTCCGCCCAGGTAGGGATAACATTGTTCTGATTGTCAACCAAAGATTGGTTAAAGTTGAAACCATTAAGATTGAAAGCCATGGTCGAAACGCCCAAAGCAGCAAACCAGATACCAACAACAGGCCAAGCAGCAAGGAAGAAATGCAAGCTACGAGAATTATTGAATGATGCATATTGGAAGATCAAACGTCCAAAGTAACCATGAGCAGCTACGATATTGTAGGTTTCCTCTTCCTGCCCAAACTTGTAACCGTAGTTCTGAGAGATCTCTTCAGTCGTTTCACGAACAAGGCTGGACGTAACCAGCGAACCATGCATAGCACTGAACAGTGAGCCACCGAAAACGCCAGCGACACCCAACATGTGGAACGGGTGCATGAGAATGTTGTGTTCGGCTTGGAATACCAACATGTAGTTGAACGTACCGCTAATACCCAGTGGCATGGCATCGCTAAAGGAGCCCTGCCCGAATGGATAGATAAGAAAGACTGCCGTAGCGGCTGCGACTGGTGCGGAGTATGCGACAAAGATCCAGGGCCTCATCCCTAATCGATAGCTAAGTTCCCACTCTCGTCCCATGTAAGCATAGATGCCAATGAGGAAGTGGAACACTGTGAGTTGGAAAGGGCCGCCGTTGTAGAGCCATTCATCAAGTGAATTAGCTTCCCAAATTGGGTAGAAGTGTAGTCCGATGGCATTGCTGCTCGGAACGACGGCTCCCGATATAATGTTGTTTCCATAGAGAAGGCTCCCAGCGACAGGTTCGCGGATCCCATCAATGTCAACAGGAGGCGCAGCAATGAATGCAAGAATAAAACAAGCAGTAGCGGCCAGCAAACACGGGATCATGAGAACCCCGAAGTGGCCAATATAAAGACGGTTGTTAGTGCTGGTTACCCAGCTGAGATAAGAGTCCCAAGGATTAACTCGGGACTGTGGAGCTGCGAGTGTTGCAGACATTAGTAGTGTTAGTTGAGTCGTGTTACTTGGACCCTACCAACTCCACTGGCAGTGAGACCGATAGCATCAGCCGCACCTTTACTGAGATCAATTTCCCGTCCATGAATGTAGGGACCGCGATCTGTGACCCGTACAACGGCACACCGATTGAAGCACACCCTAAGGCGTGTTCCGAATGGTAGTGTCTTGTGCGCTGCAGTAAGGCCGTTTTGATTGTATCGTTCGCCATTCGCGGATAGCGAACCATGGAATCCAGGTCCGTACCAGCTAGTGAGGACTGACAGAGTAGTTAGAAGAGGTAGCATAATGATAAAGCAAAGAACTTTAATATTACTTACACCTTCAATTCCGCCAATACACGCGCAGTATTAACGGAACTACCAATACTTAGTATCCCTTCTTTTTAGAAGGCATCTTGACAGGCTTACCTGTTTTAGCAGCTGCCTTTTTAGCAGCAGCTTTACCAGCAGGAGTATAGGGAAACTCCTTACCACCAACTTTAGGCATGATAGTTACTTTTTCTTTTTGGGTTTGGACTTACCAGCACTGTTAAGTGCAGCAGCCACAGCTTGCTTTTGTGGATAACCTTCTGACTTCATCTTACGGATGTTAGCAGATACGGTCTTATCGGAGGAACCTTTCTTGAGGGGCATCAGAATACTCCAGGAATGATTTGACCAGTTACTACATAAGCGCCAAGAGCAGCCACAATGCCAAGCATAGCCAGGCGACCGTTGATGAGTTCAGCACGTTCGTTATGCATCACGTTATAAGAAGGATCCATGTAGACGGGGGGTTCTTTAGCCCAGATGTTAGTGTCGTTCATCAGAAGTTAATGTTAGAGCGTTCAAGTTTATCGGCTACATCAGCACGATAGGCAGGATCCTTATCGTAACGTGGGTCACTCATAGCAGCTACAAGTTCTGCTTGAGAACGGAATCCATCCGTAGTATTACGTGGAGCAGAGCCAGTAAGCATCTCTCCATCGTACCCAACAGAGTCCTGGTACCTAGCATTCAATGCTTGGGCAGCAAAGAACATAGCAAGGGGGTCACCACGATCCATGACTTGATCATACATCGATACTTCCTGTTCACTCAGGTTCTGACTAGCCCATTGGATCATGTTCTGATACTCACTAGTACCACCAACTGACTCTTGGATTTGTTCGATGTCAGCAGAAGTAGCCTGCGGGGTTTGTACTGCTTCCTGTTTCTGTAGGAACATGTTAGCCACATCAACAGGGCTCATGTTCTCTACCTTACCTACTAGCTCTGGGTCCCATTCACCAGTACGGTAGGACTCCATGATAGAATCATAGAGATCTACTTCCTCTGGCGTCTCTTCCTCTACCTGTTCGGGCTCTTCGGTAGTAGCTTCAGGTGCCTCCTCCTCTTGCTTACCACTCAGGCGCTTCTGGAGTTCAAGGTAACCACGTTCCAGTTCTTCTGCTGACCGATACTTACCAGCCAACAGTTCATTTTCTTGCTCAGCTAGACGTTCACCAACTGCCAGAGAATCAAGTTCCTCAGCTGAAAACTCACCTTCAACTTGATCGGATGGATTAATCGTAATTTCGTTTGCCATTTGCTGTAATAACGGTTAGATTGCCAAGACCTACAGTCTTGACGAAATCGGGGGAACGACCGATGGTGGGTTCACCAATCTTAGTACGCTTCATGGAAGGCGCTTGCTCTTGATCGGCTTGTACATCAACTGGTTCAACCGAAGGGACTTCCTCCGGGGATGTTGCTTTCTTGTTCGATCTCTGGGGTTTCGTTGGTGTCTGTTTGTCCATTGAGTTGATTCATCAATTGTGGATTCTTGGAGGGATCCATGATAGGAGCTTTGGCCATGTTAGGTGCCTGCTTAAGTTGCTCCATTTGCATAGCTTGTTGCTGTGCTTGACCTTGCTCTTCTTGGATCTGACTCATTGACTTAACAAGGTTCAATACATCGATACCTTGTGCAGCAGCTAGACGCTTGATAGCTTCGTCTACATTAACGTATGTACCGAGAGCTTCTGGTCCAAGTGTTTGTGCAATGATTGTGAAGAACTGGGTAAGTGATTCACGATCCTGCCCCCTACCTAGTGCATTAATACCTGCAACAATGGTAGGACGTACTAGATCCTTAGGAATACGGGGGATGTCCTGGTTCTTCTGGAGTACGGACAGCTTACGGTTCAGGTATGGTACCAGGAACTCAACAGTCAGCAAACTAAACAGTCCACCTAGTTGTTGCTCCAGTTCCATCTGTGTCATACGTACTTCTTCAGCAGTAGTACGCTCACTGTTCCGTACATTCAGGATGAGGAATGCTTCACTCAACCTACGTTCCAGTACACCAGCCATCTCCATGGCAGTCTTGAAGTCAGCAGTCTTACCAACCTGCACAACACTGATGTCATCAGGTCGGCCTTGAATGATGGCTCCGTTGCCCGCAGAGGAGAGTGTCTGTGGTTTGGTAGTACTAGACGGGGACACAGTGAAGACCACCTTAGCGGCGACTGCAGAGCCCTCTACGAGTGCTTGCATCAATGCTTCCAGTGAACGGAGGTCACCAAGGAACTCCTCCACCCTACCACGTCCAAATGCCTCACCATCTACTACATTAAACCGTAGCACCAGCCACGGGTTAGCATCCAATGGTGCCTTACCTTGAGAGCCAGGGATGATCTTATCGAACACTTCCTGGTGCCACACAAGGCGATTGTTATCTCGTTTGATATGTGTGTAGACATCTACATCTTCATCATTCTCCGAGCCATCCTCACCAGGTGGATTGACAGGCAATGCTGCCATCAATACTGGAGCCAATAGCTTACGGCTGATGCGTTCTCGTGTAACGATCTCTAGGATCTCACCGTTACCATCTCGATCTACAACATACCTGTTCAATGGATATAGCTTAAGTCCCTTGGGGCCCATGTAGATGAGCGCATTACCACCAACGACCAGATGCTTAAGAGCCTGGTGTACGGTAACGCGATCACTAGATGCTGCTATGATTTCCATGACAGACCTTTCCATCTTCGCAAAGGAGATGTCAAGATCCGATCGTGCTTCGGGAGGAAGATCTACACCGATCTTTGAGTCATCGATTTGCAGCTTAAAGAAGCTGGTCTGAGGAGGGAGCAGGGCAAGCATTAGTTTACTTGCCAATGTCACAACTCCTTTGGCACCGACCGACTGCCAGGGTGTAATCAACCGTAGATTAGTTGAACGGCCTACGTCATCATCCTGTTGGATCAAGGTAGGTAGTGTCAACTCAGAGCACTGAACAGCTGTGTCTAGAAACGTGGAACGATATTTACTTAGATAATCGTATCGTGATTTAGCTGTCATTTATTTATCCGAGGTTATAGTTCCAACCACCAACAGGTGATACACGTTGAGAGCCAAGGCCTTGTGCCCGAGCACCACCACCACGGCGACTAGACTTCTTAGTTCTGAAGCCAGTAGCAGTAGAGAAGATGTCAGTGTTACCACCAAGGTCAATGTTGATACCGTTTGTAGGCGTTTCAGTAGGTGCAGTATCAGCAACAGTAGTGTTGCCTAGATCACTACCATTAGCAGCAGCACTGCCACCACCAAGAGTAGAGCCACCCGAGGCAGCACCACCAGTAGGTGAACCTTTGGTGGTTGCACCCATGGTATTCTTGGGAGGCTTCATACCAAGGATGGGTACACCAGTGGAAGTCATACCTCCATAAGTGGAGCCTTTGGGCATCTTACCAAAGGTATTAAGGCGGCTCAAGCTTTCGGGTTGGTACTGTGACTTACCACCCATGTTACCCAGGACACGATCGGTAGCCTTCTGGATATAGCTACGATCATCTAGCTTACCAGCGTTGTACTTGTTAACCAACGAAGCACCAAGGGTCTGACCCCTACCAAGAGCACGGTCCATTACTTGAGCAACGGAGATGTCTTTGCCTTGTGCAATCTTAAGTGCTTCACGACGGCTAACGTTAGCACCAGCACCAGCGAGGCCACCACGCTTCTTAGCGGTAGCTTGTGGTGCTGCAGCTGTAGCATTAGTAGTTGGATTCAATGCTTCCAGGGTGTACTTGGAACGATCACCTTCTGCCAGGTCGGTACTTCCAGTACGGTACCATGCACGAAGAGCTTCGGGATCAATGTTACCCCGTGCAAATGCAAAGTTACCACCACCAGTTGATGGGTCGTACCCCTTCATCCCTGGCTCCATCA